TAGAAGATAGTTCAATTCTTCAATGTGATAAAGACGATAAATCTCCAGAGTGTCAAAAATCCTGGAATGATTTCTGGGAAGAAAATTATTATCCAGAAGAATATCAAAAATATACTACAAATAATATCAATCTTCAAAAAGAAGTTGAAGACATTCGTAAAGAGGGTGGATACGATTGGACCCCAGAAGTAAAAAAAGATAAAGTAAAAAAGTGGGTTCTTCCTGTTGAAGAGGTCAGAGATGAAGACACTGATGAAGATATTTACTGCGTAACATTCCCCGATGATCTTCTAGAAGCAGCAAATCTGAAAGAAGGTGATATTGTTGAGTGGGTGAATCAGGGTGATGATTCTTATCTTTTGCAAAAACACACTGAAAGGTTTAGATTTTAAGTGATGTATGGTCTTGAATTTATCGCTCCATTTATTGCTGGGCTTTGTTTTGATAATTTTATGAAAATGCAGGGAGAACTCTGCAACTTTAGAGATTCACAACCACAAGCAATGAAATACTATCAACCAAGTCCAGAAGATGCCTGCTATCGTGATGGTATCTTCTATCCACGATGTAAAGACCTTGAAAATCCAGAGGTATTACGTTATCATAATTTATTGAAAGGAGAAATTAAGTAATGGCACTATCACAATCAGTAGAAGAATCTTTGAAGGAAGCGGAACAATCTCTGCGTAATGCTCTTTCATATGCTGCGCGTCAAGAACGTCCAATGGTTTGTAGTGTGATTGCCGATCTTATTCATCGTATTGAAACACTTCAAACAACTGATTCTCTTCTTGATAAATTAGAAAACCGTAAACCAGGTGACTCTGGATTCTTTGGAACATTTTTTGGGAAAGATGACTGAAAGAAAAAACTCTTGGCAAGAATGGTGGGATTCTGATGCTTGTAAGCAACTTCAAAAAGCAAATGAAGAGGCAAAACAACGAGCAGTAGGAAAGTATTTTATGCTTTCTGAAGAAGACAAACTTGATATGGTCCAGGCAATCTGCTACATTATGTGTAAAGCAGAAGAACAAGGAACTAGTCATCGTGGTCTTCAAGATACACTTGGAATCTACCCTACAGGTTTCTGGGTTGATCATCTGATGGATATTCACAATGCTCTTTGGTCTTATTACCACGATCAGAAAAAAGAGAAAGAACTCAGAGATGATCTAGACAATCTTGATAATTTCATTAAGTAATGTAACGTGATCCCAAAGAAAACATTAAGTTTCTAGATAGTAATGTATTGGAATGCTAATATTGGGACACAACGCAAGGAAAGTATGACTCTCGCAAAAACTGGCACTGAAGTTCTTACAAAAGAAGAATGGGATGAACTTGTTGCTCTCAAAGAGGCAATTAGTTATGCTCCACAAACAGTTTCTGCAGAAAAAATGGAAAAGTTTGCTGAGTTAATGGTTCGTTCACTTGAAGGTAAGTGTGACCCACCACCACCTAAAAATTGGAGAGGATCTTCTTTAAGTGAGTAAAATGATTGATCATATTGTTGCTGAATTTTTTGAATTGACCAATGTAATCGTAAAAACAAATTTAAAGAAAAATCATTTATCTTTAAAATCCTATATCTGTGATTCAGAACGATGTCATAAGATAAGATTTTGTAAATTTGAAGTTGAATCTAAATTTTATGCCGAAAGTCTAGTCATTTATCCAGATTTTCATTATGAAACTCCAATTTTTGGTACAGAATATCTTAAAATAGGTTCCAAGAGGTATTTTGGGGCAATTGATTTTCACCCAATTACAGATAATAAAAAATATTTAAAATTTTTAGACATATTTCCAGATAAGAAAGAAATTAGAACTAATGTTTATGATTTAAATAAATTTTTCTCCGAGAAACTCTGGGTTAGAAGAGAAACAGAAGACTTTTATGATGAATACCAAATAATGTTAAAATGTTTTCTGCATCAATATAAAAAATGTTTATATTCTGAAGAAAAGAATATTATTACATTTGAGCAACAACAAAATGAATATAATTCTTATATGAAAACCAATGATCCAGCATATGGAATTTTAAAATCATATTTTAATAAAGATTTTGCTGACGAATATATTAATAACTTTTTATTTTCCAATAAATAACCTTAACGTTTTGTATTCCAATGGACAATATCGATCAACACATTCAAAAAGACGTAGAACTTTTGAATGACCCAACAATTTCTCCACAGGCACGGAGACATACAGAAGAAGAATTGGAAGCTCTTAAAGTTTATAAAGAGCATCATCCAGAAGATTCGCACGACCCTACTCCTCTGGAACTTTATTGTGATGCCAATCCTAACGCATTAGAGTGTAGAGTTTATGACGACTGAGGACAGTTGAAAAACTGGCACACAGGGGGTTCTCGGGGCACTGGGGACCCCTTATAATATGTGGGTAATCGACGAAACGCCTCATGGCAACCCGCGCTCGCATCGGTCTTGAACTTGCTGATGGTTCTATCCTGTCTTCCTACCACCACTGGGATGGTTATCCCGAATGGTTGGGTCGCATCCTGAAGACACACTATAATAGCAAAGAACTTGCTGCCGAACTGATTGATGGTGGCGATATGAGCACTTGTTGGACTAATGAGCGTTGGACTGGAGACCGTTGGGGTTCTTATCCTAATAAGGTTGAGGAATATGGTCCTCAATACTACTCTCAGCGCGGTGAGAATTGCCCTCCTCGCCTTGATGCTGACCTGTGTGAATATCTTCTGCCCAATAACAGTGAAGAGTATGCTTACGTCTTCCGTGCTGGTGAGTGGGTGTGCTATGATATGCACCAGTTTGATGACAGCAAACTGCCTGAAGTTGTAGAGATTCCTTCTGCCGCACTGGCAGTCTGAAAACTGGCACAAGACCCGCCCACAAGGCGGGTTTTCTGCTATAATACTCAAGTATCTGAGGGTTTCTTATGGATCTGTCTGAACTGATTGATGAACTGCGGGAAATCGCAATGTATGAGTCTGACCCCCAAGATTGGATGGGATACTTGGAGAATGACGACTACTGGGTGCCAGATTCTGAACTGGCATACTGACCCTCTCAGCGGCGCCTAGATGCCGCTATAATACGTTCATACGCAACCAAGCAATGACCACTACCTTTGCCGACTACGCTGCCGCTGCTGAAGCGCGGAAGGACATCGCTGCTGCTGTTCTGGGGCATACCTATGCTCTCTGTGAGGCACTGCGCCAGAACTACATCGATTACAGCATTCGGTCTCACGCACTTCGTACTGAAAATGAAGAGTATCACGATGCTTGTATTGCTAAACTGAAGGAAGGCACTTGTGATTATGAGTTCTACCCTGAAACGGGTCGTAAGTATCACAAAATCATTATGAATGCGAACGGTTCCCGTTCTGTTCACGCTTTTGTGGATAAGAAGACTGGTCAAGTTTATAAGTCTGCTAGTTGGAAAGCACCTGCCAAAGGTGTTCGCTACGATCTTCGCATTATTGAGCAGCGTGAATGGTTGCTTCAACATGCTGACTGGGCAGGTTCTTATTTGTACCTGCGTTGATCCACTTCAACAACTGGCACAGGGGGTGCTTCACAGCACCCCAGATGCCCTATAATAACCTTATGTTCAACACACCCGCAATGAACGACACCATCAACAACCTGACCGTTACCAAGTCTCTGCGCCTTCTGTGCAACGGTTTCAAGTCTGAGTTTGCTACCTTTGCACACGCCGATGAGAGAATGTGTGAGTTGCTTCACGAACTTGCAAGTGAGTTTGTGGATGCCAACATCCCTGTGGTTGATGAGGACAACCAGGTGGAACTTGCTATGATGCTGTTGGAATCTCTGGACATCATTGCCCGATGACTTGGATACTTTTATGGATTTTACTTTCTATTCCTGTTGCAGTAATCGTTGGAAAGTTAATTGAAACACCTGATGACTACGACTGACAAACTGATCTTTATTTCATCATTCCTTTGGTTTTTGCACTGGGGTCAATGTCTTACGTTCAAATTTCTGGATACGGTTATTCTAAACGCCTCTGTGAGGACGTTACCACTTGGTTTCTGAATAGGTTTCTGCCACGCCATAAGATTGAGGTGGAGATTCTCCATCGTGGTCTGCGTCGTGAGCAGGTTTATGGTTATTGTGATTATGTGGGAGAATCACGTCGTCCACGTGAGTTTCTGATTGAACTCAACACCCATATGGATGAGGAGTTGTATATAAAAACTCTTTTGCACGAACTGGTCCACCTGCGCCAGTGGGTAGTCGGTTCGCTGCGGTTCCGATACGGAAAATTGTGTTATTCTAAAGAACCTGTCGAAAAGTACGACTATTGGCATCAACCACACGAAATAGAGGCACGGGAGCAGGAAGAAACCCTATACATCGAGTATCTGTCTGAAAAGAATGGTTGTGAATTGCAGGAGGATGTGATAAAATATCTTCCAAATCGTTTGATGGTGGTATGAGATGGTTAAGAACCTGAACAGCAGCAAACTGATGTATTCTGAAGGAAATAATGATGAATGTTACACACCAAACTACGGTGTAGCACCCATTCTCAAATATATTCCTAAAGATGCAAAGGTATGGTGCCCATTTGATACCAAAGAGAGTGAATTTGTCAAGCAGATTGGAGCACAAAATTTAGTCATTTCAACACACATTTCAACGGGTCAAGACTTTCTAACATATGATCCAAACTTTGAATGGGATGTGATTGTATCTAATCCACCATTTACAAACAAGCGAAAGTTCTTTGAGCGAGCACTATCATTTGGCAAACCATTTGCTCTGATTATGACCAATACTTGGTTAAATGATTCTGCACCAAAGCAACTGTTTAAGGACAAGGATCTGCAGTTACTGATGTTTGATAAGCGAATGAAGTTTCATAGTCCTGATGGTCGTCCAAATGATAAGATCACGTTCAGCAGCAGTTATTACTGTTGGAACTTTCTACCAAAACAAATCATAATGGAAGAACTCACTGTGCCACCTTCCAAACTGGCACAGACAACTAGCAGCGAGGCAGTTCTTCCCCTATAATAAGAAGGTAATCAAGGGAACCGCAATGGTCACCGACACTACACAGGACGCACAACTCCGCCGCACCATTCAGAAAAAGATTGAAAATGAAATGCCGCTGCAACTTCTGAAACGCATTGTTTATGAGGTGCGATGTGAAGAAATGGGCATTCTCCCTGATGGTTGGAAACTCTATCCTGAGGACTGAAATGACTGAATTCTACGATTACGTTCTTTCTTTCTATGGCAAAGATGGCATCTATCCGATGGGTGCCACTCTGACCGTTGTTCGCAAAGCGACAAAGGATCTGATTCGCATTCTTAAGATCAAAGGGCAAGAGTTCTGTGGTGATAGTGTTGACCGCGAACTTGTCCGTGATCTTCTGATCGATAAGTACAAACTTCAATTCCCAAACTGATGAAAAACTATCGCATTCGTGTTGAAACCTTTGATGGTCTCTGCACCGTCTGGTATGAGAAGTCCAAAGCAAAGAAAGCAACTGACATCATCTGCAAGCGTGTCTATGAGCAACTGTGTGGTCTGAATATCAAAGAGATTGATGTGAGTCTTTCTGTATGACAATCATAATTGCTGCTGTATCCTTATTCTTCTTATTTCTTGCAATTTCCTTTGTTGCATCGTTTTTTGATGATGATTATGACAACTCATACTAAACCTATTTTTATCAAACAGTTTGCGAATCGTTGGTATCTGGTCTGGACGGATACCAACAGAACCATTGCATCATTTGCAACTGAGTTTGAGGCTTACGCTGCTCGCAAATATATGATAGAATATAACAAAAATGGAGGAATCAAATGAGTTACTATTGGACAACCAAAATGAACGATGCAACAAATCGTCGTATCGATAAACTGATGGGCGAAGGTGTGAAAATTGACACTGCAACTCATGAAGGACGGAAGACAATTGGATACAATTATCTTGAACTTGCACTTGATGAATCTGAAGAATGAAAAAACTTCTATTGCTGACTGCTCTTCTGTTTGCCTCTCCTGCGTTGGCACAGACTGCACCAAAACCGAAAGTTTATCGCCCATTTGTGTATGAAACTCCCTGTGCGTTAGATTCAGGTCTGCAGGCTCAATTTGATACCTGCAAAGTGGTTGAAACCCGTGAATCTGGTGGAGCATTGCGAACTCGCAATATTTACTCCAATCGGTTTAGTCTGACCATTAAATCCTGGTTTGATAAAGAGAAAGGTTTTATGACTTGGGATAGTCATAATAAGTTTGCCTACAAGTGGGAATATAAAGTTGCTGGTTCTGGTGAGCAGGGTGCTTGGTCACTGGTGATGCCAGGTTTTCTACTTCAAAACGTTTCTTGGGATTGATGACAATGATCGAAGCAAATGTACAACTGAATGTTCACGAAATTGGTGTGATTCTATCTGCGCTGCAGGAACTGAATCTGCGTGAGGAAAATAGAATTGCACGGGAATATGGAAGTGTGCCAGCACTGTATAACAAACTTTACACGGTATTCGAGCAGATGGACACTTCAGGAACTGTCCTACGCAACGACGTGGTGCCGTCCTTCTGACCTATAATACAGAGGTAATCGGGAGACACCCAATGACCACCTTCCCTACTCTCCAGTCCAAAGACGGCACCATGCTGGTCGGATACTATCCCGTGAAGACCCCCTATGGAGACATCAGTCAGGAGTGGTGCTTGCAGGTTCTGTCTTGGAAAGGTGTGGACCAAATCTCCAAGAAGTTTCTGAATCGCGTTGAAAAGACTCTTGCGATTCGTGAGCGTCTGGCGCTTGGTTACACTGAAACTGGTGACAACTCCGATCTGCCTCAACTTGGCAATCCTTTCTATGGTGCCTGCTGATGGCATTTTCAACTGCTGAATTGGGTGCAATGCTAAACATTCTTACAAAGCACTCTGACTGGAATGAACTTTCAAAAGAAATCCGTTATGATGTTTATAACTTAAATCAAAAAATTATTGCTGAAATGACTTTTGCTGTTTCTTACGACCTGGAGTGCGGATGAACCTTTCCTCTAAGTATATTTTTGTTGGTATTGTGTTTCTGATTGCTTTCTTTGGATACAATGCTTTTCTTGCACAACGTGACCAAAAGTTGTTTGATGCTTATTATGGAACAAATCAAGAGCAACTGAAATGAACGACGAAGACATTACTCAATTCCTGAAAGCATTCTCTGATTTTATGAAACACTCTGAAGAGCAAATTGATTCATTTCAAAAGTGGGAAGAAGCAAAAAATTACACTGATCTCTTTTATGAACAAAAAGCAGCAGAATTGGAGATTACTGTAGACTATTACATTCAGGAGTTTGTATGAACACGCAAAACAAATTGGTTCTGGGATTGATACAAGTTGATAATCTTATCTCCTTACTTGAAGGAAATGAGTATCAACAATTTCTGTATTCTCATTTGATTCCGATTCGGACTGAACTCAAGAGACAGTTGACAAATCTTGAACATTCTTCTAAAATGACCGAGTAATTTATCTCATACAATGAAATATCTTTATATTGTTGATTACTGGGTTCCGTTTCCATCTTCTGAGTATGGTGGAATCATTAATCTAATTGCTGAGTCTGATACTGAAGCGTTCACTCTTCTTTCAGAGGAACAATCGTTTGATGAAAAGTATCAAGATCGCATTATGCCAAAGGTTGTCAGTGCTCAAAAGTTTGCATTGCAGGATGATTACGAGTCTGGCATTCTGGAGGCATTTACAACGTGACGCAACTCTATCGCATTGAAGAAATGTTTTCTCACGGTTGGGAATTGATTGAAGAGGATGCAAAACAACTGACGAAAGAGCAGTGTGATCAAAGACTTCAAATCTATCTTGAAAGAGGATACAATCCAAACTACCTTCGCGCTGTCCGTGAATCTTGAATTTCCCCACAAACCACCGAAAGGAATGTATTATGAGCAAACAGAGTTTAAACGCAATGTTATTGCTATCTGGATTCATTATCAGCGTCGGTTTGATTACAATCTTGGTGATGAGGTTCGTTGTATCTGGGGATTCTATAATACCAAAACAAGAACCTATTATTCCCCCATCAACTCCAAAAGTGTTGGACAATCGGTGGACATAGAGAGCACGACTCCGTATTCTGCAATGATTCCAAAGCAAACTCCACTTGAATCTGCATTTGTATGAGTTATCAACCACAGGTCAATGATTATGTAAGATGGAAACCTCATATTGAAGGTTGGGTGTACTTTACGGATAAAGAATACATTACGATTGAGATAGGCGTCAAACCAAAGAATGAAGAGAATTACGAAGCGTGTTCAATTCATCGCAATGATCGCTTGATGGTTTTATGTTACAATAATCAGTGGAAGGAACTTACTTATATCAAATCAAGAGAATCTGTGTATGAAGAAGAAAAAAACGTTGTGGAGACTGTGGGCGAAAGCGATTGGAGAGAAAGCGACGAAAAATGACAGAGAATCAGATCACATTGCTGGTATACGGACTGTTATATTCGGTACTTATCTTCTTACTAACTTATTCATTATTGCAGGCGTCATAAGGCATTGGAATGACGATGAAATACCAAGTTGTATACTTCAAATCCAAGAAGAACAAAATCAGCAAACAAACCGCAATTTTTTATAACATTGAGGATGCATCATTATGGGAACAACACGTGAAGAAACAAGGATACACAGACTCAGAAATACTTCCAGTATTCTGATACCTGTTTATTGTCTTCTATCCGCAATCATTGGGTACACACTCTCTGGTCCAATTACACATCAGTCAACAATTAACGAAACACTAAAACTGTGCAATCAAAAACCACTGGAATGTAAGTTTAAGTATGATATTCTGATGTATAACGAGACTGGTAGAGTTCCGTATAAGACACAAGAGGTCAAAAAGTGAATTCTTATAGATACCTTTGGTATCGTTGAACCGAAGGGTATGAGAAACTTTAAGCCCCGACTTCAACCAAAGAACCAAAAGTAACCACGCCAACTATAACGCCCAGGGTTGCGTAGACTTCTTACAATATCAGTGTTGTATGCTGAGCCACCAAGATCTCTCACAGCAGCGGCAATTGATTCATACCGAACTTCAATGAGTTCGGTTTTTTTACTGACACCAAATACCGCTTTTTTCTTATTCTTGTCTTCTAAGATCTGCCACCGATGACCATAGGCAATGCGGTACTTACGGGCAGCATTTAGTATATTTCCATTTGCATTCGGATTACCTGTCACATCTATTGCCGCATCTCTTGCACTATCATAGTCTTTACACACACCAGTTTGTAAGTTCTTTCCTCTTATCTTTAACCCAAGATGTTTACCATTACCACGAGTGTGTTCATTGAATGGTTTTAAGTTATCTGCATTATAGTTTCTTTTTTCTTTTACAACAGGTGTCGGAATAGGTTTTGGTTTCTCTTGTATAATTTCTTTTTCTTTTATAGGATTGTATTCAGGTTTATATTTGTCTATCCATTCATTCAGTTTACTCTCTAAACAGGTATCATCATATTCATCCAGTTCTTTAATCATAAAGTTATGCACACCATACTGACGAAATGCCTTATGTAAGGGTTCTGCAGACATTCTCTTGGAACGGTCTATGTGGTGTACCCATTCTTTATTCATCGCAAGTGTGGTGTTTCCGACGTATTTTTCACCTGTTTGCTTGTTAAGAATGAGATAAATGATGCCTCTGGACATTGTTATTGTATGGTGTAACAAAGTGTATAGTATATAGTGAAATGTGATTTATAGTATACTATGAGAAATATATTCTATACAATACCGAATTTTGTAGATTATGTATTCGGAGGTACATTTAACCTAACTTTAAATTAAATATATTTGTGTATTTTATAATATTCTCAATAAAGTTGATATTATTGAGAATCAATTGAGTATATTGTTGAGAATATCTTTAATGTTTTTGAATCCTTATAAACCCCTCTGCCTTATGCAAGCTAAGCACGTTACCATAAGAACGCGCAGTTGTCAACCCCCACGGAACGCGAAAATACTCCGAGACCCACACATAAGACTTATAATACTTGACATTCTTATGAGTTCGTGCTAAAATCTAGTCTAGCTCTTATGCACCACTAGATCTAGTCGAAACATCAGCATATCATAATAAATCTAGTCGAGCTCACATATATATGTACTAGAAGCTAGTCGAGCTCCATATCTAGTTCATATTGCATCTCGACTAGCTTTATGCTACAATACTCATACGTTCATCAAATCTCGACGAGCTATGTACGACGACTACGATCTCGACTACACATATGCATCAGATTACTCATACGATCTCGAAGAGTATTATGCACTAGATGCACGTGAGCTCGACGAGGATTATGCACGTGATGGGCAAGATTACGAAGGTCTTGCATATCGTCATTATGCATGATATAATCTAGTACACATACACATCTAGACCTCATGTTAGCACAGAAGCGTATCGTACAGGTTACACTGGACATCATGTGTTATGATGATCTAGATCTAGATATTATTGATTGGCGGGAATTACTGCAACTCGAACCAGGGGAAGATATCCACTGTAGGGTGAAAGAATTCGATCCGTTCGATTAATGTGACAGTTTGGAAATTGGCACATATTCTCAATAAGACCTTCGTTATTGAGAATGAGACTTAGTATGTGCCAATTGGAGAACTGGCACAGTAGGGGTTGATAGCTGCCACGTGGTGGGTTATGTTTGATTCGTTCCTGAGATTTCCAATGATTTTTCTCACTTCCACCAATCACGGTTGTGTGTATACTTTATCGCAGGAAGATGGCGATGAGTTGTATTATGCTCCGATCTACGCAAATGGTAATGTTAACCTCGAAGAATTCGCTCCCGTTGATATGAACGACATCGACATGGATGATATGGAAGTGTATGATATCATTCGTCGTCTTAAAGTTATGAATGAGGTGTGACGATCTGAGAACTGGCACATCGGCGCTTGTAAAGCACCTCAATCCCTGATACATTACATTCGTCCCTGAGAGACACACCATGTTTGATGAACTCTGGTCTGAGATTCAAGATGCTCCTGGTGAGATTTTTGACCTCGACATTCCTGAACTTCGTGATGAAAAGTTCGATGTCAATGAGTACCTGAACGCTAATTACGATTACTGATGAACTATCTCACACCCGACGATCTTAACAATCTGATTCGTTTGGTTGAAGATAACAACCAGTACAATGATGATGAGGATAAAGAGTTCTGGGATGACATTCTCATTCGTCTGAATCAAACCTACCGCCACTGTCTTGATGAGTTCTGAAATGACTAACACTTTTGATCGTGAAGCACTGGTTGAAGCATACATCGACCGTTTGCTTGACAACATGAGCACCAAAGATTTGATGCGTATTGTTGGTGACCAGATGGAAGAAAATCTCACCAGTTATACTGATGAGGAACTGA